TATGACAAGATAACCAATATCAATCAGTCATTGCTTCGTGGTGGTCCTGAGTATTGTGTATTCTATTCATTTAACCCACCCGAATCGCAAAGAAATTGGTGCAACAGGCAAGTTCTAGTAAAAAGGGATGATACATATGTATCGCATACAACCTACTTACAGGCACCTCCTGAATGGCTTGGAGAGCAGTTCCTAATTGAAGCCAACCACATGAAGGAGACAAAGCCTGATAAGTATAAACATGACTATTTGGGAGAGGTAACTGGTACAGGTAGTGAGGTTTTTACAAACCTTGATATTAGAGAGATCACAAAAGAAGAAATTGATGTATTTGATAGATTAAAATTCGGACTAGACTTTGGCTATGCTGGTGACCCTTTGGCCTTTATCAAAGCTAACTATGATAAGACACGCAGACGTCTATTTATTTTTGATGAAGTATATGGCACTAGGCTGTCAAATGCTGATGCCGTCAAACTTATCAAAGAGATTAACCCACTTAACAATCAGGTCACTGCCGATTCAGCTGAACCAAGAACTATAAACGAATTCAAACTGTTAGGATTAAGAATAACAGGCGCCAAGAAAGGCCCTGACAGTGTAAAAAACGGTATTAAGTTCTTACAGGACTTAGAATCAATCATCATAGATCCTGTTAGATGTCCTAATGCTTACAGGGAATTTAATGAATATGAGATTGAAAAAGATAAGGACGGCAACCTCAGAGGCGACTTTCCTGATAAGAATAACCACACTATAGATGCGGTTAGATATGCCATGGAGTACGATATACTTCAGAAAAAGTGGACTTTGTAAAGGAGATAACTACATGGAATTTAGTATTAATGGAATCAACTGGACAATGGAATATGCCGACAGCGATAAGGACTTTTTAAACGACGGCGATAACACTATCCTAGGCCTTACGAAGTTTCTAGAACAAACAATCTATATTCGAAAAGGAATGTCTAAGGAGTTAACAAGAAGAACAGTGATACATGAATTATGTCACTGTTTTTTATTTTCTCTAGGCTTCTCAATGGATTGCTATACAGAAGAAACAATGTGCGATTTATTTGGAAATTATGCTGATCATATTGTTGGTTTAGCTGATGACTTTGAAAAAGAGGTGATTGAATGCTGACAGAAGAAGAAATCTTGAAGTTTATCAATGATGATAAGACATCAAAAAAGAAACGACTCGCAAGAGTCGGAGAACGCTATTATGAGTCTGAACACGATATCTTAGATTATAGAATGTTCTACTATAATCAGGACGGTGTTTTAGTCGAAGATACAACTAGATCCAATGTTAAGAAGTGTCACGGCTTCTTTGGTGAATTGGTGGACCAGGAAGTACAGTATATCTTGAGCGGAAAAGACGGCATAGTTCACTCAGATGACACTAAACTTCAGAAAGAGTTGAATAAGTATTTCAATAGAAAATTCAAAAACGCTCTTAGTGAAGTGATTACTGGCGCTATCACGAAAGGCTTTGAATATATGTATGCCTACGTAAACAAGAAAGGCAGATTAACATTCGAGCGTGCTGATTCTCTAGGAGTTATTGAAGTCAGAGAAAGAGAGACTGATGATGGATGCGCATATGTCATTTATTGGTACATTGATAAACTGACCAAAGATAACAAAGCAATTAAACGTATTCAGGTATGGGATGAAAATCAGACATATTACTATGTTCAGGAAGAAAACGGAAGACTTCTTTTAGACGATTCTAAACGTATCAATCCAAGACCACACGTTATTTATACAAAAGATGGCGACAATGCTATTTATTATGAGAATTTTGGTTATATACCTTTCTTTCGACTAGACAATAACAAGAAGCAGCATTCAGGAGTCAAGGCTATTAAGTCGTTGATTGATGATTATGACATGATGGCTTGTGGCTTGTCCAATAACTTAGCCGACTTTGACAATCCAATTTATATAGTGAAGGGCTTTGAAGGGAATGACTTTGAAGAATTACAAACTAATCTGAAAACAAAGAAGATGATGGGAGTTCCAGAAGGTGGAGGGCTTGAAGTTCATACTGTTGAAGTACCTTATCAAGCGAGAGTTGCGAACATGGATAAGGATGAAGAAAATATCTATCGCTTTGGCATGGGCTTTAATTCCGCACAGGTAGGTGACGGCAATGTTACAAACGTAGTAATCAAATCAAGATACGCTCTTCTAGATCTTAAGTGTAATAAGCTGCAGGCAAGGCTTGAGGAGTTCCTAGATAACATCCTTGAGGTTGTTCTAAAGGAAATCAACAAGAACAATAAGACCGATTATGATATCGATGATGTTTATTATAGTTTCGAAAAAGAAATCATAACAAATGAATCAGACAATGCACAGATTGAATTATTAAAGGCTCAGAAGAGACAGACTGAAATTAATACTATTCTTTCACTTGCTGAAGAAATTGATAACGAGACTATTGTTAAATTGATTTGTGAACAGATGGACATCGATTACGAAGAAATCAAAGATAAACTCCCAAAGCCAAAAGAAGCGTATGAGCAAGTAGATGATGTGACCGATACGTTAAACAATACGGTGCCAGATGAATAAGAGACAGCTAGAAGTTGAAAAAGCCAAACTGCGAGAAGAGAAGAAGCTTCTGAAGGAATTAAAAAAGATATATGAAGATGCAGCTAAAGAAGTAGAACAGAAAATAAGGATTTCAAACGGTAAGATTGATTTACTCCTTTCTGTTTATGATGAATTAGATGATAAGCAGAAATCATTGCTTCAATCTCAGATATATCAGAAGAAGTTTCAAGAAAATCTCAAAAAGCAGTTAGATGAACTAATTGGGAATTTAAACATTGATTCTTATGACAGTATTACAAGATATCTAACAGATTCCTATTACACAGGATATATTGGAACCATGTACGATATTCAAGGCCAAGGCATTCCATTAATCACTCCTATCAATGAGAAGCAAGTCACGAGGGCCATGACATTAAATACTAAATTGAGCGTACCGCTGTATACTAGAATGGGTATTGATGTTGGAGTCCTCAAAAAGCAGATTGCAAAGCATATCTCAAGGGGCATAGCCACATCTTCATCATATGCACATATTGCTAGAAACATAGATGGAGCATCTAATATTGGTTTTAATAAAGCAATGAGGATTGCTAGAACCGAAGGGCATAGAATACAGGTTCTTAGTGCCAATGACGCACAGCATGCAGCAAAAGCCAAAGGATGCGAAGTGGTTAAGCAGTGGGATGCTACACTAGATGGAAGAACTAGACCAATGCACAGACTTCTTGATGGTAAACTTGCAGAAATAGACGAGTCTTTTGTGGTTGATGATATAGAAGTTATGTATCCTGGAGGATTTGGGATTGCTTCACAGGATGTAAACTGTAGATGTGCACTCCTTCAACGTGCTAGGTGGGCTTTAGATGCTGATGAACTGAAGACACTTAAAGAAAGAGCTGAGTATTATGGGCTTGATAAGAGCAAGGATTTTCGAGACTTTAGAGAAAAATACTTAATGACATCGAACAGATTGAAAAGCTCAAATGATGATGGTAACATAGACATAGAAATAGATGGGTTCGCGCCTTGCCTTATTGAATGCAAAACAGGCAGAGTGGTTAATACCACTGTAAAAGAAATGAAGCGAAGTGAATTAAAAGGATATAATAAGACAAGCGGATGGTATATTGATTGGTCAAAGGTTCCGCGCGGTAAAACTATAAAAGCTATATTTGCAGAAGGCAATAATGAAATCCAAGGACTCATTGCGTATGAGGAACTTTCTGATCATTCGACCATAAATATTCATTGGACAGTTGCTAATCCTAAAAGCAATGGTAATCTCACTAAAAATAAAGAGTACAGAGGAATTGGTGCACATTTGTTTGCTATTGCAGCAAAAGCTTCAATAGAATGTGGCTATGATGGATTTGTGGAATCTAAAGCTGCAAATAGTAGATTATTGGAACATTATGTAAATGAGTTTGGCGCTATTCCATTGGGTGGATATCGTTTTTGTTTAGATGATATAGCTGCAAAAGAATTATTAGAAAAATGCAATTGGAGGGAAGAATGATGAAAAAAGAATTTGAACCGATACCGGATCCTACGCCTGAGCAAGGTTTTGAAGGTTTATACGCTGGGACTATAGAAAATGGTTCAGAGTATGAGCCGGGAGAATATTTTTATGATTTGCGTGGTTTGTCAAAGTATTTACGAAAAAATCATCTAAGTCGTCCAACCGAAGAAATACTATTAATGTTTAGAAAGTAGAATTTATTTAAACGGTTCTGAGGAACCGTTTTTATTTTACTCTGAAAGGAGGTATTTAATGTCTGAAGGACTGCGACCGCACAGACACTGTTATTTTGAAGTAGAATCAAAAAGATACTTTGATAAAAACAGAGGCTGTGCAATCAGAAAAACGCACTATGAGTGCATGATATGCGGTCATGAGTTCTATGAAACAGTAGAACTTTCTCATGATCCACCGCAATACAAGAATAAAAACAATGTATTAAACAGAAATAGAAACAGAGGCTAGACGTAGGCTCTTTTTATTTTGCCCTGAACACGGCATTTAAAAGGTTTAAAAATTCATCCAGCATGATGTTAAAACTGCGACCGCACTAGAAGACACTAGATTTAAAAACGTAGCGGAGAGAGGTATTACATGGATTTTCTTAAGGATATTCTAGGCACTGAGTTATTTGAACAGGTGGCTAATGCAGTAAATGCATATAACGGCAATGAAGCGAATAAGGATAAACAGATTAAGATTGCAAATCTAGCAAGTGGTAAATACGTTGATAAAGGCAAATATACGGCTCTTGAGGAATTATTAAATAAGAAAGATACCGATTTAACGGACGCTCAGAAACTTATTGAAGGTCTAAAAGAATCGGCCGGAAAAGGCGAAGATATGGCTGCTAAGATTGCAGAATTTGAGACAACTATCAGAAATCAGCAGGAAGAACTAAAAAAAGCAAAGACAGAGTCAGCATTAAAGATTGAACTTCTTTCAGCTGGTGCCAAGGCTGACGACATTGATTATTTACTTTTTAAATTAGGTAATGACAGTGATTTTAAGGCTGAACTTGACGAAAACGGCAAGTTAAAAGGCATTGATGAAAAAATGAAGAATTTAAAGACTATTTATCCTAATCAGTTCGAAGCCGAAACATCTAAGAAAATTGATGAAAATAACTTACCAGGTGGCAAAACCGACGATACTCCTGAACCAACCACTTTGACAGGAGCAATCAGAAACAGATATGAAAATAAAGAATAAAGAGAGGATTAATATATGCCAATTTTATTAAAAGACATGAAAGTTGGAATGCATGACAAAGTCGCTGAACAGGTAGTTGACTCATTTATCAGACATTCCGAAGTATTAGAATTATTACCATTCGATAATGCAGTATCACCAAGTGGAGGCTCTACATTAACATATGGATATGTACAGACTAAATTGCCTTCTAACACTGCATTCCGTGCTTTAAATACTGAATATGCTTCTAGCGAAGCAAAATTAGAACAGAAAGCCGTTAACTTAAAGGTATTCGGTGGTGCTTTCGAAATTGACCGTGTTATTAAGGATGCAGAAGGCATGTACGATAACATGGCATACCAGATTGATGAAAAGGTCATCTCAGCAATTGGAACATTCCACAATGCTATGATTAATGGAGATTCAGCAACTAACTCTGAAACCTTTGACGGCTTAGACAAGTTCTTAGTTGGTCAGACAACAGAATTCAATACAGGCGCTTACTATGATTTATCAACAATGGCTAAGCTAGAAGAAAATGCCAGTGTATTCTATGAAGCATTAATCAAATTAATCAATAGAACAGGCGCAGACGCTTTATTTGTGAATGAAGATATGAAATCTAAAATTCAGACTGTCGCTAGAGTATTGGGATATAAGACAGAAAGCGAAGAAGCTTTCGGCCGTGTCGTTACTACTATTGGAGAAAATAAAGTAAGATTAATTGATTTAGGAGACGTTGTAACTGCTTCAGGAGAAACAGCTGTTGAAACTCCTATCATCGGATTAAAGACTAGAAAAGTTGGTTCTGAAGCAAGTGTGACAGGATTAACAGATATTTATGCTGTTAAGTTCGATGTAAAGAAAGGATTCCACGGTGTTACTTTAACAGGATCTAGCGGAGTGAATACTTATTTACCTGATTTCAACACTCCAGGAGCAGTCAAGAAGGGTGAAGTTGAAATGGTTGCTTGTGTTGCCTTAAAGAATACAAAAGGCGCTGGAGTATTAAGAAACGTTAAAATCTTATAGGAGGTATGACTATGGATAAAAAGAAACATTATGAAGTAAAAACACCTATTGAAGATTATTGCGGCATCGGTGCTGCAGGTATTCAGTTCGCTTACGGGAAAGCTGAAGTATATGACGAATGGGTGGCGCAGTGGTTCGAAGAACATGGCTATACTGTAGAAGAAGTGAAAGAAGAAACTGAGGCAGTTTCAGAAGCACCAAAAACAGAAGCCAAGCCAAAAGGCAATGCTAAAAAATAAGAAAAGAGGTGATTTTCTATGATCATGACAATTGAAGAGTTCAGGCTTTTGAATGATACAGATGACTCAGATGGAATCATCAAGATGAAATTAGAAGCCCTAGAATTGATGATTAGAAAATACACTAATAATAATTTCCAGATGCGCAATTTTAGAACGACCGCCAATATTAAAGACGGCCGTTTTTCTTTTAATGGTCCTCAATATTTTAAGGTTGGGGACACTGTACAGGTATCTAATTCATCTTTTAATGATGCATTATATACTGTGACAGAAGCAAATGAGCATGACTTTGCGGTTGACAAGCCTGTCAATAATGAGGCTCGTGTCTTATGCACTAAAGTGGAATATCCTGCTGACATTAAAATGGGTGTTATCAATCTACTGAAATGGGATAAAGAGAACAGAAGCAAGGTTGGAGTACAGTCAGAAACGATTTCTAGACACTCTGTGACCTATTTCAATATGGATGGGGATAATTCCTCTCTTGGCTATCCAAAGTCGCTCACAGGTTTTCTAAAGCCTTATATGAAAGCAAGGTTCTAATATGATAGGTGGAAATATTACAGCAGTTCTTCAAAAGTGCATCTATTCTTTTAACGAGATTGGTGAGCCTATTGAAGATTATGCGGAATCAATCTCTTTGTTTGGCTTCTTAGACTTATCAAGTGGTGATAGCCATTACACTAACTTTAATGCAAAGGTACAGGAATCAACTCATATTTTCATCTGTGATTATAAGGACTTAAAAGGCTATAAGGCTGATAACTCAAGACTGATTGTAAATGGTGAAATCTATGATGTAACTCTCATTGATGATCCGATGAATTTACATCAACACTTAGAGATATATCTACAGTACAAAGGAGCACAAGATGAGCGTACAGTTTGAAGATAACTCAATGTTTATAATCGATGAAATTGAGAATGCAGCTTTGAAGTTTCTTGAAGAAGCGAGCGGAGAACTTGAGTCACAAGTCAAAAGAAACACCAGAGTGGACACTGGTCAGTTAAAAAACTCGTGGGAGCACGTGGTAGATGCTGACAATATGATTGGTATTGTTGGTTCCGCAGAAGAAAACGCTATATGGGAAGAGTTCGGAACAGGTGAGTATGCTCTTAAAGGAAATGGTCGTAAAACAAAATGGAAGTATAAGCATCCTAAATACGGATGGGTTACCACTACAGGAAAAGCACCATCTAGAGCACTCGAGAAAGCCAAGAACTCCTCTAAGAAGAAGATTCAAGCAAGAGCCGAGGAAATCTTTGGAGATATTGGAAAATGACACCAGAAGGCTTGAAATTTATTTCTAAGACATTAAAACCACTTGTGAACTATCATTTTCTTTATTACAAGACTGATAAGGTTGAATATCCTTATTGGGTTGGCGAGTACTTAGAAAATGAATACAGTGCAGAGACCAATTACCAAGGAACCACTTTTATTCTTACAGGTGTCACAAGAGGCAGTTATTTAGAACTAGAAAAGCAAAAGGAAATTATTAAAAAGGCTCTCAAGGATAAGAGAGCCATCTTACCGAGCGGAACAGGCATAGCAGTACATTATGACTATTCAATGCCGATTCGCACAGACGATATAGAATTGCAGAAAATACAGATTAATTTAACTATTCAGGAATGGGAGGTATAAATATATGGCGAATGAAATCATTCCTTCAAGTGGGATTACAGCTAAAACACCTGAAAACATTATGTTAGGTGCTGGAACAATTCATAAAGGCTTGAAATATGAGGGTGGTAAATGGAACTTTGTAGAATCATTATTTTGTGCTACATCAGGCGGTGGTTCAGTAAGTTTTTCTCCTGAGCTATTAGACTTAGATATTGATGGAGCAACAGTCAAATTCGTTGGTGGCACTCTAAAAGTCGGAGAAAGCGCCAAGATGAAATTTAAAATGGCAGAAATCACTCCTGATTTTATTAAAAAGTCTATCTTTGCTAAAGAAGCGGAAAACAGCACGGCAACAGGATATACAGAATTAGTGTCTAAGCCACAGATTGAGACAGGTGACTATTATGAACATCTAGCGTATGTCGGAAAGAAGATTGATGGAACTCCAATCATTGTTATTTTTGATAAGGCTTTATGTACATCAGGACTTTCCGTTGAAGGCGAAAATAAAAAGATGGTAGTACCTGAAGCAGAATTTGAATGCTATGCAGAATTAGAACAGGCTGATAAGAATGTACTACCTTATCACATCTATTACCCTAGTGCCGTAGCTGCATAACTAAATTAAGAATTGAGAGGAGCTATTTATGGAATACAAATTAAGAAAACTAAAAGCAACAGATGCATTTTTAATCATTAAACTAATTAATAAGTTTGGTATTATGGAATTCAAAAAATGCTTTAATGCAAATGAGATTGCTAAACTAGCAGAAAATAAGGAAGGACTATCAAAAGAGGAACTAACTGAAAAAGTTGGTTTCAATATCATTCTTTCTTGCTGTGCGGTTATTTTTGAAAACATCGGAAAGTGTGAAAATGAAGTTTTTGAATTCTTATCAGCTGTAAGTAATCTAAATAGAAAACAGGTTGAATGCTTATCACTTGCAGAACTTGCACAGATGATTATTGAAATCTTTCAAAAAGATGAATTCAAAGATTTTTACAAGGTTGTTTCTGGATTGCTGAAATAGGAGAAGTTGGCTTCATGGATTTGGTTTACAAGAGATATTCCAACCCCATGGAACTGATTGATAACATGATCTCTTTTTCTAATTTTTCAGAGTTCATTTCTGAACTTGCTGACAATGTGTCAGACGAGAAGTTATACGACATTTGGAAGTCAAAAATTTATGACAAGTCATTTGCTGACTTTAAAAATGAAATGATGGCTAAGTGGAAGAAAAACACAGGAATTGAAACATCTGAAACAATGACAGACGAAGAGATGGAAACAACTATAAATGACTCCTATGAAATTCTTAACAATTTTAATCCTAATCTTTAAGAAAAAGAGAGGGGGAAATAAATGTTAGAATTATTTAAACTCTTTGGTATTATCGGACTGAAAGGCGTCGATAAGACAAAGAAAGATTTAAAAGACACTACTAACACAGCAAAAGAAGAATCTAGCAAGATTGAAAAAGCTGTAAACAAGACAGGTGAGATTGCTTCTAAAGTTGGGAAGCTAGCGGTCAAGGGAGTTGCTGCAGCGGGTGCTGCAATAGGGACTATCACAAAGTTCGCTGTATCTTCTTACTCTGAATATGAGCAGTTAGTTGGTGGTGTCGAAACCTTATTCGGTGCTCAGGGCATGAGCCTAAAGAAGTACGCTAAATCAATCGGCGAGACTGTCGGACAAGCGAAAGGAAAATATGATCAGTTAATACAGGCACAGACGGACGTTATGAATAATGCAAAAGTAGCATATAAGACGGCTGGAATGAGTGCGAATGATTATATGAACACTATTACTTCTTTTGCTGCAGCATTAAAGCAATCAACAGCCAATGAGACAGAAGCGGCTAAGGTTGCTAATATGGCTGTTATTGATATGGCTGATAATGCGAATAAGATGGGTACCAACATGGAAGATATCCAAAACGCTTATCAGGGGTTCTCAAAGCAGAACTACACAATGCTCGATAACTTGAAACTTGGCTACGGTGGTACTAAGTCAGAAATGGAGCGACTTTTACAGGACGCCGAAAAACTGACAGGTATACATTATGATATTAATAATTTAAGTGATGTATACAAAGCAATTAACGCTATTCAAGGCAAACTCGGAATAACTGGTACTACTGGCGAAGAAGCGATGAAAACCATCGACGGCGCGATGAAGATGACTAAAGCGTCATGGGATAACCTTTTAACAGGTCTAGCAGACCCTAAACAGGCAGTCGGACCGCTTATTAGTGAATTTACTAATAGTTTGGGTACTCTTGCTAAAAATGTGACTCCAAAAATCAAAGAAGTGTTCAACGCACTTCCTGATGCATTGATACAAATAACACCGCAGCTAATGAATACGATCATTGATTTAGCACCTTCATTAATCCTTGCTGCTATTAATTTAGTAACTGGTCTAATTGGTGCGCTTCCAGGAATATTGGAACCGATTTTTTCAGAATTAACAGATTTATTCAATAAGATTCCTCAATTCTTGAAAGGAAATGCGAATATAGTAGATGGTTTCCTAAAATCTATTGACAGTGGGAAACCCTCAATAGCTGCAAAAGGGATAGAGATGATAACGTCACTTATCAACGCTATCGTAAACAGTCTTCCTATTATTGTTCAGATAGGTGCGAAAATAATTGACAGTTTAGGAAGTTCTATATCTTCAAATATACCTTCGTTCTTGTCGAGATTTCTTGATATTCTAATTCAGTTATCACAGGCGATATTAACTAATCTTCCTATTCTAGTAGGTGTCGGAATGAAATTAATCTTTTCTTTAGTTCAAGGATTAATGAGTTCACTCCCTACTTTAATATCTAAAGTGCCTACTATCATAGCAAATCTAGCAGATGCATTCTCTAACAGTGCTCAGACTATTTTTGTGTGGGGAATTAAGATTATTGCGGAAATCATTAAAGGATTAGTAATGGCAATTCCTTCATTAATCGCGAATATCCCTAAAATTATCTATGCCATTTTTGCAGTATGGAACGCAATAAATTGGTGGAACTTAGGAAAAGGCCTTATCAGTGGAATCGCTAAAGGTATCAGCGGCATGGGTGGCTCGCTTGTCAACACGGCAAAGAACCTATTTAACAGTCTAAAAAGCCACGTATCAAACATTTTCAACAACATCAAGAATGTAATTCAAAGTCCTATTTTTAGCGCTAAGACTAAAGTATTGGCGATTATAGGAGAACTGCAGAACGGTGTTAGAGTTGGGTTTAATTTTATCAAGTCACATGCCTCAAGTGTTTGGAATGGTATCAAGAGCGCTATCATGTCTCCAATGAGTGCTGCTGCTAATTTTGTGAAAGCCATCATCAATAAGATTAAAGGATTCTTTAATTTTAAGATTTCTTGGCCTCATATTCCGTTACCTCATTTTAATATCAAACCTAACGGCTGGAACGTTGGAGATTTATTAAAGGGTAAAATCCCATCACTAGGCATTAAATGGTACGCTCAGGCAATGGATAACCCAATGATCTTGGACGCTCCAACTATCTTTGGAATGTCTAACGGTCAGATGCTCGGTGCCGGAGAAGCAGGCGCTGAAGTTGTGGCCGGAAGAGATACATTAATGAAGATGATTAATCAGGCATCTAACAATAGGGCTGATGAAATCCTAGACGCATTGCATAGAATCATTGCCTTATTAAGTGATGAAGATAGAATGCACGATATTATTGTAAAAGCGCTAAATGACGGTTCTTTCGTTGTTATGTTAGATGGTCGAGAAGTAGGAAGGATTGTGAGAAAATATGCTGGATAAAATTAAACATACAAATTCAAACAATGAAACACTAGACTTTACTTCTCTTGGTATCTTTGCGAATTATAGTGATTTACGTGATTTTGAGTGGAGCGTTAAAACGAATAACAATAGGATTACAGGATTTTATAAAGGGGTTGTCACTAAGACAATTCCTTTTGTTTTCCTTGTTGATCAGCAGAAAGCTAATGAGATTAAAAACCAATTTTATGAGCATTTTGAAATAGACATACTAAAAAAAGAAAAAGGATATTTTGAAATCAATGGTTATAAATATTATTGCTATGCAATCAAGTCCACTAAAAGCAAATATCTAATTGACAAGAGACTCTTATATTTAAGTGTTGAAATCACTACAGACGACTCTTATTGGATTAAAGAGACAACCTACACCGCTGACTTCAGCTCCAGCAGTTCGAGAACTGTCACTAAATATCCTTTCACGTATCCTTTTACGTATTCAGTCCCAAAAACAGTAAATGTTGTAAATGATTCATTTACTGATACGGACATGATTATGCGAATCTATGGAAGATGCACGAATCCTATCATCAATATCAGTGATAACACTTATCAGTTATATGTGACTTTAAATGCTGAAGAATATGCAGAGATTGACACATTCAAGAAGACTATTACAAAGTATTCTTCTAATGGTGTGCAGTCCAATATATTCAACAGCCGTAACAAGTCATATGATGCTTTTAAGAAGATACCTCAAGGCTCATTTGACATTACAACTGTAGGTGTTGAGAAGGTTGACATAGTCTTGATTGAAAGAAGGGGTGAGCCTAAATGGGGTTAGAATACATCTATACAGATGCTAGCTATAACGAATTAGGATACCTCACTCATTTTGATGCTGACATCGAGATAGGAAAGTATGATGTATCTAAGAATGATTTTGAATTAATTTTGTCACTAGAAGATAGAGACCCATTATTTACGATTGGGTCTCTTTTTTACAAAGAGAATACAGAAATTGGTGGAGTAATCCAACGATTAAAGATTAATACATCAGACAATACCATCACTATGATTGGAGTAACTTTTAGAGGATTACTGGAAAAGGAATATGTACAGCCTCCAGCAGGAAGCGCGTATTTAACTTTGAATGGTGAAGCTAACACATGTATCAATACTATTATTGGTGACAGGTTCGATGGTCTCTATACTGTCGATAATATAGGCGCTAGTAATATCAATGTTAAATATGATGTGCGTGATATCAATCTCTTACAGGCACTAGAGAAGGCGCTAGGCGCTAGTAATGCGAGACTATGTATCAAACATCAGATAGATGGGAAAGTCCATCTATATGCTGAAAAAATCAACGATTTGAGCGACACGCTACAGTATGACAATGACTATCAGATAGATATGACCGTTAAGACTGAATCAAAGCCATACAATCATATTTTATGTTTGGGAAAAGGTGAACTCCTGAATAGATTAAGAATTAACTTGTATCTACAGTCTGATGGATCATGGTCAGAATCCAATGAGACTTATGCAGGGCTCAACAGGAAGACATACAAACATGAGGATGTAAATGTTGAAAAACGTGATGAATTAATCAAGAATGCGACCGAGAAGGTAGCAGAAGCAAACGAGAGCGATACGCTGGAAATCTCTTTTGACGCTGATGATGCAGAACTCTTTGACATTGTCGGAGCAAAAGAAAATATAACAGGCATATCGTTCAAGGAGCCGATAACTCAAAAAATAATCAAGATTAGTGATGATGATCTTTCAATTTCTTATAAGGTAGGTGATGCGAAGTGATAAAGAACATTAATATTACAGATGCTGAAGTCAGTGCCGAACTACATGGCTATATGTATCTAGCGTTATATGACTTTCAGGGCATTTTACACGCAGGAAGCAGAATGACGGCTGAAATTGTTTCCAACAATGAAATCAAGATTAATGACGGCATCCTGTGCAACTATGGCCGTTTTATGAGAATCGTTGGGAGCGAAATGGTACGCATTGAAAATGGTACAAGTGGAGTGAAGAGAACTGACTTGATTGTAGCAAGATTTACAACCACAGGCACAAAAGAGACTCATACTCTTACAGTTATTAAAGGGTCAGCAGGTGGAGCAGAACCATCATACAATCAGACCGACATATACAGCGGTACAGGCACAAGAGACTTAGTATTATATGCTGTGCATCTAGATGGCTTAAATATCACATCTGTTGAGCGTAAATGTCAGGAATACATGAGTGTGAAAGAGCTTATTAATAAGGTAAATACACAAGAAAGCGGAACAAAATTCTATGGGCATGATGTTCTCGATGTCAAGAATGGTATTACGTTAGAGGCTAAATGGAATGATACCATCGTGGAATTCTACTGGTATGGAAATCTATCAAATGACTGGCATATGACGGCCGCAGTTGATGGAGAAAAATTCGGAAACGATTCTACAATGAAAAATGTTCTTAAAACACATACAGCTTTCATGTTTGATATTTCTGTTAGTCCAGATTATCCAATCTGGTTTAAATATTCCAGAACCAAGAATGGTTTCTGTGTATTCTCTATGAAGACTTGCACTGTTCCTAAAGGAACATGGCTTTCAGGTAGTCACATGATGCTCAGATAGGAGGTGATGCATATGATTAGAGGTACATCACCAACAATAACATGTGAGTTTCCTTTTGATATATCTACACTTTCTTACGCTTATTTCACGATTGCTCAAAATGAGCGAATTATGCTCAATAAAAAAATTGAATGTGAAGGGCTTGAAGGAAGACAGATAAAAATACACCTTACACAGGAAGAAACTCTTAAATTAAAAGAGAATCTACAGGCAGAAGCACAGGTGAGAGGAATTACAAGAGATGGTGAAGCTATCGCATCAGATATCATTAAAATATATGTTGATAAGATCTTAAAAGATGGAGTGATCTGATGTGCAATTTAGGTCTAATGATATTCGATTCAGGTTAAAATTTCATACTAATGACGCATCTTTTAAATTTAAAGTTCATGATATGGAAAACGGCTTTAAATTCCATTATGATGATTTTTTTGAAGTTGACAAAAGTTATGATGCTTATTTAGGAGAGTATGAGGTTGTTCCAGCAGTAAAAAGGCAACAGCTTGACACTAAAGATAAGCTAATGAAAAAAGATGTGGTTATTAGCGCAATCCCCTTCTTCGAGACATCAAACGATGAAGGTGGAAATACAGTTTATATAGGAAAGGAATTATAACATGGCAGAAATTAAACATATAAATAAGGTCGTCTATGGTGGCAAGACATTAATCGACTTGACAGGTGATACGGCGACAGCAGACAAAGTGTTGAAGGATCTAACATTTCATGATAAGACAGGTGCCACAGTCACAGGTACTTGTGCATTCGATGTGGATTCAAGCGATGCGACTGTAGCAGTTGCTGAAATGCTAGCCGGAAAAACTGCATACGCTAGAGGCACTAAATTAACAGGTACTATGAAGAACAATGGTTCCGTTAAAGGAAGCATTACAACAAAGGCACAGGTATACACGATTCCACAGGGCTTCCACGATGGCTCTGGAAATGTACAGATTGCCACAGCAGAACAGGCTAAGATCATTCCTACGAACATTCGTGATGGAGTGACCATCTTAGGCATTAAAGGTACTATGTCTGGTACTGAAGGTGCTAAACCTCAGCAGAAGACAGTGACACCAAGCACTACTACACAGACAATCATGCCAGATACAGGATATAACTATTTATCACAGGTTACTGTTAATCCGATTCCGTACGCAGAAAGTGAGAACTCTGCTGGCGGAACTACAGTAACAATCGCATAGGAGTGTTTATATGAGCATCAACAAAGTCATATACAACGGCAAGACATTGATTGATATATCAGACAGTACAGTAACTGATGATAACATTGAAGAAGGGTTGATTGCCTATTCAGGAGATGGAAAAAGGGTGGTAGGAACTAAGATGAATCTAGAAGACAGAAGCAAAAGAAAACTGATTTTTATTGGTGACAGTTATGGAGATGGTTATACTCCTGATGGAAATACCACAGGATGGTGCGACAGACTTAAAAGTAAGTTAGTTAATTGTCACTTTACTGCAGATAACATCTATATCAATCATAAAGGTGGTGCATCCTTTTCTAATCCATCCAATAACTATCTGACTCTTCTTAAAGGTGTTCAGGTGAGCAATAAAAAGATGGTAACAGATGTGCTGATTGGTGGTGGCTATAACGAACTGGCATATGGAGATAAAGCAGACACTGTTAAATCCAACATCGATACGGTGATATCATATGTACAGAGTACATATCCAAATGCAGTTGTTCACTTTGCCCCATTTGGTGTTGCATTTAAAAACAGAAATAACCAATTTGCATTAAGGTATAAATTGATGCCTGCATACATATCAAAAGCATGCTATACAAATCAGCCTTTTGTGGTAGTACCAGGTGTCGAGAATATTCTGTCTTTTGAAAACATGATGAGTTCAGATGGGATTCATCCAAACGAGTGGGGCTTAGAAAACATTGCGGAATATCTAAAAGGATATATTCTAGGCACAGGCAGTAGTGCAATCGATAAGAGACAATTGAGCGTGAGTCTGAACGGCGGCACATTTACAGGTACCATGTATGGACAGTGCCTAGGTGATATTAATATCTATAGAATCATGTTTAATTCATCGGTTAAGAATCTTAACTCCAATGGAATAAATGGGTTCAAATTATATAGTCCTCGTATTGGTGATGCATTTCCTTGGCGTGCTCCTAACATGGGATATACAGACGCCAATGCAATCATACAAGCTAACGGTGGATTCTTTGACGTTCCTGTCAAATTCAACGTTACTAACAATAATGAATTATATATGCAGTTTAAGCAGTGTAATTCAGCTCACAACAATTATCAGAGTTATTCGAACATCACTCAGATTCAGCTAGATGCATGGATCATTGCAGAAAATATGTAAATAAAGAGGTAATAAAATGAAATTATACGACACATCATTGAAATATATGGACACTCTTAATGCAGTAGGGGGCACTATTGTAGCAGTGTTAACCGCTGCATTAGGCACACATTGGTTTTTATTCGTAGGCTTTTTAACATTAAATATCATTGATTATATTACAGGAATTAGAAAGTCACGTTTAACGGGGAAGGATAATTCTGCCAAGGGAGTTAAGGGCGTTTGGAAGAAACTAGGCTACTGGTTAATGGTTTTAGTTGCATTCTTGGCTTCTGCTATCTTCATTGAAATTGGTAAGACTATAGGCATTGACTTGGCGGTTACTGCCTATATTGGGTGGTTTACTTTGGCATCTCTCATTATCAATGAGTTACGCAGTATTCTTGAAAATTTCGTTGAAGCAGGGGATAACGTACCATCCGTACTTACAAAAGGTTTAGAAGTGGCTGAAAATGCCATTAAAAAAGGAGAAGAATAATGGGCAACGATGAATTTTTAAAGATTGCAGTTGAAGAAGTAAGAAGATACACAAATGAGCATCTAGAAGATCCACAGGGTTATGATGTATATGTTGTGTGGGTATGCAAGACACTTCAGAATAACAAGGCTCTTTTGTCAACTACTCTGCCAGACGGTATGTATTTTGAAGTGACTTATAATGGAGACAAAAAAGAATTATACTTTGATGCCTACCGTAAATTAGAAAATAGATGCATTAAAGCGGAGGGATAAACATGGCAAGTTATTTTAATCTTGTATTAGATACACTCGCTCCCCAGGGACTGACTGTCAAACTAAACAATGGATCACAATACACTACATCTAAGAATGTTACTTTAAGCCTCTCAGTATCTGATACATCCACATCAGGATATCAGATGAAAATTTGGGGGATTGATGGAGCATCATCTGAAGATAGTGCCTCATGGGAGACTTTTGCATCAACAAAAAGTATTGCACTTCCAACAGGCGACGGGCTCAAGACTGTATACGTAAAAGTACGTGATGATGTCTGCAATGAGACTGCTGCTGCATCTGCTACCATCACATTAGATACTTCAGTGCCAGCGGTAACAATTATCGGACCAGATGTTTCAAGAATCTCTAAGACAGCCCCTAAAAACGTTGCTACATTCAGTTTTACTTCTGACGTCGCTTTTACAGAATATAAGATTAAGGTTGTGCCATCTAAATCATCATTACATGATGCTGGTACATTAATCGGAACCATGACTGCAACAGGTACATTTAAGGCTAGCACAGCAATCTCTTGCAAAGTGTATGGTAAAGATCTTGAAGCAGCTTCAAGTGGTGATGGTGAGAAGATCATCAAGGTATTCGTGAAGAATGCACACGGTACTTGGTCAGTAGCATAATACTATGACACAGGAATATACAGTAACAGCAGAAGCCACAATGCCTAATATTCATATTTCGGGCAGTGGGCACAACAAAGAGAAGGTTACATGGACTGTTCCTTCTCTTCCTTCTAATGCGATAGTCATAAACGTTAAATTCACGGGAATCTTTAACTGTTCTTATACCTATGCCAATGCAGTTAGATTTACGGTCAATGGTGGAGATGTTTATAAAAAAACAGCAAGTAAAACTATTGATCTTGGCACAGACTTAAATGGGGCTATAGAGTGTGAAGCTTGGGGGTCATCGTGGGCTTCCGTTGGTAATGTATGGCTTACTGACGGGCTTGTTACTATCACTTATAGACTAGCTGAGGCTCCTATTGTGACGATTGATAGCATTGATAAATATCGAATATCTAGGATACTAGGAATAAATGAGTGTATCTGCAGATTTCATTGTGACATTGATGTATCTGAATGGGAAGCTCGTGCTACTCGTGAAGGCGAAGCATCAGGGAGAGGAATAGGATTGCTGGTTGAAAGTGGCACTGATCTAAAAACAGGCAGCACAGGAGTAGTAAGTGTGTTGGACACAGAATTGTCTAAGGGTGATGGTGACTATCTCATAAGGATCTATGCAAAGTCTAGTGATGGAGTGTGGTCAGGATGAGTAGAGGATGGTTCACCCTTTATCTTTATTCAGGGCCAGATGAAGCACAATCCACTGAAGTAGATATAGAAGTCTCTCATACCGTTGACGTGGATATTAGCAAGTATACACATGCTAATGCTTCAATAGATGCTGATCATGGGAATATCAATATAGCTGCACAAACTGCATTAGATGCTGAAATTGAAGTAAGTAATATAATGCATATAGATATTGGAAAGGTTTCGCCTTTTGAAGGAGATGAATAAATGAATTGCAATAAGCGTGATATAGATGTGATTGAAGGAACTACACATCTTGTCAGATTCTCATGCTCATCAGAAGGTGAGCCTTTTGATTTCAATGATTATAAAGCACTTCTTGTAATCATTGATGGCGATGAGACCAGAAGAAAAGAAACAACAATCAAGGATAATGTAATAACTGCGAAGATAGATCCTAGCGATACATTAGGAAGGTATAGAAATGAGCTCTCATATGAATGCAGAGCGTTTTCTGCTACAGGAGATGTATTTCACATTGCACTAGGTGATATCAATGTAATCAAGGCAAAAGCGCCTATTACCAAATATGAGGAGATATAAAAATGAAAATATTTATTTCACAACCTATGAAAGATCTATCCGAAGAAGAAATCAGACACAATAGAGAAAAAGCTATTAAAAAAATCAAAAATCTTTACGGAGAAGATGCTGAAATTATTGATAGTCATATCAAGGGAGAAGGCACTCCTTTATGGCATCTTGGTAAATCCATTGAATTATTGTCAACTGCTGATGTGGCTTATTTTGCTTCTGGGTGGAATAAGGCAAGAGGATGCAGAATCGAATATATGTGTGCCAATAATTATGGAATTGGCGCATATTTTGAGGAGGAATAACTATGGCAAAAACTGCAAATACTATTTTAGATATCGCAAGAGGTTGGTTAGGCCATAAAGAGTCAAACGGCTCACATAAAAAAATCATTGACGTATATAATGCTCATAAGCCTTTAGCGCGTGGGTATAAGGTTAAGTACACCGATTCTTGGTGCGCTACTTTTGTGTCTGCATGTGCTATTAAATGTGGTTACACTGATATCATTCCTACAGAATGCTCATGCAATCAGATGATTAACGGATTCAAGAAAATCGGTAGATGGTGTGAAGACGATTCACATGTGCCATCTGCAGGAGATATTATCTTCTACGATTGGCAAGATAATGGCGTTGGAGATAATAAAGGATCATCAGATCATGTAGGTATCGTAGAAAAAGTAGAAGGTAATACTATCACTGTCATCGAAGGTAATAAGAATGATGCGGTGTCTAGAAGAACAATTAAAGTGAACGGCAGATACATTAGAGGGTACGGATTGCCTAAATATGATGCTGTCATATCTGCACCTAAACCACAGCCACAACCTAAACAAACTACATCTAATGCATTAGGCACATATATGATTACTGCAAGCGACTTGAAGGTACGCACAGGACCAGGAATGAATTACAGAGTCAAGACACACAACGAATTGACTAAGGATGCTAAGGCTCACGATTACGATAGAGATGGATGCATCAATTATGGCACTCGCGTTACTGTCTCTAAATTTGATGGAGATTGGGCAAAGATTCCTAGTGGATGGGTTGCGAGAAAGTATTTGAAAAAAGTCTAATTTAAGTTTTATTATGAGGTTATTCATAAAGATGTTGACTAAACTCGACTAAATCTCGACTACACAACAATTTATATTCATAAGAAAAGACCAGGGCTTAGTTGCTCTGGTCCTTTTTTGCTTTCTCAATATCATCTCTTATAAGTTTTTTAATGTAACCCATTTTAGATTCGACATGATCAAGTTTTTCTAGAATGTCTGCATCTGTTTTTTTATTGAATGCAAGATTGACACATTTCGTCATCTTCTTAGCATAGTTTGCGCTAGCTTTCTTCTGTGCTTCAGTTGACACGGTTATACCTCCTTTCTTGATTATAGTATATCATAAAATTATACATATGTCAATATATATTGATATATGTATGAGAATATTATATAAAAAATATCAGTAAACAATGACAGTTTTTGCATTTTAATTTCAATGTTTCTAATACTAAAAGGAGCGTTATAAAATATATGATGTGCCACTAAGTAGGTACTAAACTAGTAGCAAATTGGACTAAAAAGTGGACTAAAAAATTAAAACGATAATGATAAAAAGCATATTTTTATATAATTAAAGCCACGGAAAAACATATAAATATACAGCATTATTCAATATGAATTGCTATCAATAAAATCCTGTCACCCGCACCATTCTGAATGCAGACACCGAGTGATCGGTGTTTTTTTTATGCCTTAAAATAAAAAAATCTACCATTACTGGTAGATTGCATCCTGCTATAGAAGAGATGTTTAATGAGGGGAAGCTCATTAATAGAGATATCTCAGATATTTGGGAAGCTATAACAGAATGCGTAATCTATTATAATACTATCATAAGATATACACAATACGTAATTATACATTGGCACAAAGAGACCTAAAGTGAAAAGTTAAATTCCACTTTAGGCGGGGCAAAGTTGCGTTTAGTCTTTCACTTCTTTCCACTTGATTTTACTCTTACAGTTGAATTTACTTTTACACTTTCAATAGTTG